ATGGTCATGCCCGTTGGACCTATGTATGGTAACGGCGGATTTGGCGGATGTTTCGGCGGAGATGGCTGGTGGGTTATCCTGTTCCTTTTTGCCCTTATGGGTAATAATGGATGGGGTGGCTTTGGCGGTGGTTCCAATGATATTTATCCTTGGATGAACCAGGCTAACCAGGTCAATGGTGGATTCAGAGATCAGATGATCAATGATAACATCAATTCCATTAGAGATTCTGTCGGAAATCTTCAGGTTGCCAACATGCAGCAGACATTTGACCTTTCCAGCCAGTTCGCTAATTGCTGCTGCGAGAATAGGCTTGCTACTGCAAATCTTGGCGCTACTATTGCTTCTGAAGCTTGCGCTACCAGAGCAACTGATACCCAGAATACTCAGTCCCTTCTCAATGCAATAAATGGCGGAATTCAGTCAATTAAAGATCAGATCTGCCAGGATAAGATCGATGCTAAGAACGATGAAATATCACAGCTTCGTCAGGAGATTCTGTATGCAAGAGGACAGGCTTCTCAGGTTCAGCAGAATGCTACTATCGTAAATGACATCTATAATCGTCTTAACCAGTGCCCCGTAGGAACAGTTCCGGTTTACGGCGAGCAGCCTATCTTCACTTGTCGGAATAATAACAGCTGCGGATGCAACGGCAACGCATTCTTTAACTAATCGGAGGTGTTGACCATGGCAAAATATTTAACAGAGAGCGATGTAACAGTTGCTCTCAATGGAACTATTCCATTCAGCACTGTTTCTATCCCCTGCAATACCGGTAACGTTGTTCCTCTTGCTGTTGGGGTTCTTAATTTGAATGGCAACACTCCGAATAGATTTGCCAGATACCGTGTAAACGTTAAGGCTAATGTGCAGATTCCTACCGGAGGAGCAGTAACTCCTATTGCTATAGGTATAACTGTAAACGGATCAATAATTCCTGAAAGCGTTGCAATTGTTACTCCTGCGGCCGCTGAGGATTATTGGTTCATTAATACAGAAGCAGTGATTACAGTTCCTTGCGGATGCTGTGTATCGGTATCAGCAGTTTATGCAGATGGAACAGAAGATGATCCTGCTACTACACCTACACCGTCTATCGGAATTAGACGTAATGCGTCAATTACCGTAGACAGAATAGCATAAGGAAGGAGTGCGAGATGAACAGTTTAGATAATCTCAAGTCAGTTCTCGAAAGAGAAATTGATAAAGTGACTAGTAAAGGCGAAATCGCTCCTACCGAGATTAAGGCAGTGGGTGAAGCCGTTGACATTATTAAGGATATCGAAACAATTTGTGCAATGAAGGAGTACGGTCAGGAAGATGATATGTACTCTATGGAGAATCGTGGATATTCTACAAGAAGAATGCCTCGTTATCCTATGTATAGAGATTCTTATGCATATGATAACAGCTATGAGAATATGAGTTATAGGGACATGAACTCAAACGCTCGTGGCGGAAGAGGCAATTACAGCATGCATACAGAGAAAGAAGAAATGATCGAGAAACTTGAGCGTATGATGAACAACGCTACAAGTGAAAAAGAGCGTAGAGACATCATGGATTGTATCAATAAATTGGAAGCTTAATGCTTTCATATTCTGAACTCATAACCTTTCCGACATTTCAAGAACGTTATAGATATTTAAAACAAGCAGGCATAGTTGGTGAAGAGACCTTTGGCGGTCATAGATACCTAAATCAGGCGTATTATACGTCAGCCGAATGGCGTTCTGTGCGTAATAAAGTTATTATACGAGATAACGGTTGCGATTTAGGAATGGAAGGGTTTGAGATAAACGACCGGGTCTACATCCATCATATTAACCCCATTACTGAGGCTGATATTTTGGATCGTAGCCCGGCATTGTTCGATATGGAAAATCTGATTTGCGTGAGTTTTAACACGCATCAAGCGATACACTATGGTGATGAATCTATGCTACCGATCAATTATTTTTATGAACGTCGTCCAGGCGACACTAAACTCTGGTAAGGAGGTTACAGATGTTATCGAATACAGCTACGCCGATTTACTATGGTAAATTCCGGGACGCTGTAATGAGAGGTGAGATACCGGTAAATCGAGAAATAAGTTTGGAGATGAATCGTATCGATAACCTCATCAAAGATCCGGATATTTACTATGACGACGAGGCGATTAATGGCTGGATCGAATTTTGTGAGAATGAATTAACTCTTACAGATGGTTCTGATTTGCATTTACTTGATACATTTAAACTATGGGCAGAACAGATATTTGGCTGGTATTATTTCCAAGAAATGTCAGTGTTCGAGCCATATGAAAATGGTGGTGGACATTACGTCTTAAAGCAAGTAAAGCGAAGATTAATCACTAAGCAATATCTTATTATAGGAAGAGGCGCTGCAAAAACTTTATATTCAAGTTGTATTCACGCTTACTTTCTAAATGTCGATACCTCAACAACTAAGCAGGTCACAACTGCTCCGACAATGAGGCAGGCAGAAGAGGTATTGTCGTCGTTCAAAACTGCTATAGCCAGAGCAAAAGGTCCTTTATTCCAATTCTTAACCGATGGTTCACTCCAGAACACCACCGGAAGTAAGGCGAATAGACAAAAACTGGCTTCTACGAAAAAAGGTATAGAAAATTTCTTGACTAATTCTATTCTCGAAGTTGTTCCCATGGATATTGATAAATTACAGGGTTCACGTTGTAAAATTGCCACAATTGATGAGTGGCTGTCCGGGGATATTCGTGAAGACGTTATGACACCTCTCGAACAGTCTTGTAGTAAGAACGGTGATGGTAACTGGCTTATAGTTGCCACAAGTTCCGAAGGTACTGTCCGAAATGGTCCTGGTGACGATATTAAAATGGAGCTTACCAAAATCTTAAGAGGCGAATATTACGCACCTCATACAAGTATTTGGTGGTATAAGCTGGATGATGTTGACGAAGTTAATTACCCGGAGATGTGGGCTAAAGCCAATCCGAATTTGGGTAAGACCGTAAGTTATGAAACATATCAGATAGAAGTAGATAGAGCCGAAAACATACCGAGCACTCGTAATGATATTTTAGCAAAGAGATTTGGAATCCCAATGGAGGGATTTACTTATTTCTTTACTTACGATGAAACAATGCCACAGAGACTTTACAGTCTTAAAGGTATGGCATGTGCTATGGGTGCCGACTTATCGCAAGGTGATGACTTCTGTTCATTTAGTTTTCTATTTCCACTTCCTGGTGGAGCATTTGGCATAAAGACCAGAAATTATATTTCAAGCAAAACGTTAGACAAATTGCCATCGGCTATGTATGCAAAGTATCAAGAATTTATTAATGAAGGTTCTTTAATCGTCATGGACGGAGTAATTCTCGATTTGATGCAAGTTTATGATGAATTAGACAGTTTTATTAACCGCATGGAATACGACATTAGATGCTTTGGTTACGACCCATACAATGCAAAAGAGTTTGTTGAACGTTGGGCGTCTGAGAATGGCCCGTTTGGAATTGAGAAAGTAATTCAGGGTTCCAGAACCGAATCAGTACCGCTTGGCGAAATAAAGAAATTGTCATCTGAACGTTTATGGATATTTAACGAGTCAGTTATGCAGTTTGCTATGGGTAACTGTATTGTTATGGAAGATACAAACGGTAATAGAAAACTTCTTAAGAAACGATATGAGGCTAAAATTGATCCAGTTGCTTCAGCCATGGATGCTTTTATAGCTTATAAGAACAATCAAGATGCATTCGAATGAGGAGGATAAAGAAATGTCGAATAAAATCTATGATATTTTAAAGTGGATCGCTATTATCGCACTTCCGGCTCTTAAAGATTTTATTGAGCCGGTTTTTGATTGTTGGGGTATTCCTTATGGACCTCAGATCTCTTTCACCCTTGGAAAGCTTGCAGTTCTTCTTGGCGCTTGTTTGTGCGTGTCAAGCATCAAGTATGCTAGAGATAAGATCAATGCAAATATGGTTAATCAGCTTGAAGATGGCGCAGATGAGCTTGCAGAAGCAATAGAGGAGGAATCTAAATGAAATCATCAGAACTCGTAAAAAAGGCAAAAGATCTTGCTGCTCACAAGACAATCTATGTCAAGGGATGCGAAGGCAGACCTATGACTGATGCTAATAAGCTCAGATTCAGCAGCAATAATATGCTTAATGCTCGCAGATCTCAGTTGATATTTTCAGCTACCAATGAGACCATCGGAATCGATGAAATGCATCTTCTCAACTATCTTGTCGGAACTAAGTTTGTCAACTTTACTGACATGATAGCTGGATGCAATGACATTTCAAAGACTTTTGACAATATAGAGCCCGGAGAGGTCGTATTCGGTAATGAGACCGTCGGAATTTATGTTGGGAACAAGAAAGTCGTAACTGTCAATATCAATGGTGTAAAGGAAGTTCCTCTTAATAACTGGGCATCTCATGGAAAATTAGTAGGTGTTGATTATTCCTTTCGTGAGGAAGCTCCTGCACCGAAAGAAACCGTTGACAAAATTAAGGACGACGAGCCTGTAGAGGAGACAGAAAATGTTAAAACCGAGATGGAAGTACGTCCAAACAGAACTTGGAACAGGCATTGAATGCACCGGATGTGGTCATAAAATAAAAGCAATAGATGTAACAATGGGTGAGTATGATCTGAATACTTGCCCTTTTTGCGAAAAAAAAATGATGCCAATCGAACAGAAACTTTTAAACAGGTTAAAAGAAGAATCTATTCATAGATGGTGATTTATATTTGAAAGGGGACAATTATGAGTAGTGCAGGTAAAAGACCAAAACAGGCTCAGCCTAAAATGTTTTTCTTCTGTGACAGGAAGAAATGCTCAACTTGCAATCCTAAATGTATGCATACACAGGACCCATCACACGCATTGAGCCTAGAAGGAGAATTCAAGCGTAATACTGTAGATGGTTCTATGTGGCAAAGCGCAATCTCTTACAATGGAGAGATTATAACAAGCAAAAAACCTACAATAATAACTGGAGGAAACTAAAATGGGAAAGATTAAAGTATTTCCGAATCACTCTGAGAAGACTTCAAAGTGGTCAAAGAACGGCAATTTCGCCATCAAGAGTTCTACGGAGATGACCTATGAAGATAACTATGTTGTTCCTACTGATCCTGTTCAGGATAGCGAAAATGTTACACCCGCTCCCGATCCCGAACCGTAAGGAGGAAACCTAAATGAAACTTTCAGAGTTTATATCTAAACTCAATCTGGCTCATGACGTTCCGAACTATTACAATAGTAAATTCCCTTACAATTGTGGATATTTTAATGGTTCGAAATTTTCGTTTGACTGCTGGAATCTTATAAAGGCTATTCTCGGAGGTTGGACTGACAACTATACCAAGGGATATTATGTATCACCTAAAAATTTCCCTACCGGAGACTGCGATGGTTATCACCTGCTCATGCAGTGTGTAGACAGGTCTAGGGACTTCTCGCAGCTCAAGAGACCGGGAACTTACCTTTATATTTCTAATAGCCCTCATGCCGGAGTATACTTAGGTGACTTCGAATACAACGGTCATATCGTTAATGTAGTAGAGTGCACAGGTGCTTGGGAATCCAAGGTGCAGTATACATACATCGATGAATATGGAAGGAGATTCCGTTGGAAAGGCGGAGAGAAGAACAAATACGGCTGGACTGATTACGGATGGCTTCCTTATGTTGAGGACGATTCCAATGCTCCGTCCGAACCTTCAAATGATATTTTGACACCGTCCACCGGAATTGACGTGTCAAGATGGCAGAAGGGCTTCGATCTGAATAATGCAAAGAAAGAGGGATTCACCTACGCTATTATTAAAGCCGGAGGAGCAGATGCTGGATATTACAAGGATTCTCAGTTTGAGAATTTCTATAATCAGGCAGTTAACGACGGTTTTAAGGTAGGAGCTTACTTCTTTGGACAGGCATTCTCGGTTGAAGCAGCTATTCAGGAAGCCAATTACTTCATTAATATATTGAACGGTCATAGAATCGTTCACGTATATTATGATGTAGAGGCTAAGATGCTCAATCAGGGTTATCAGCATCTCACGGAGATCATTGCAGCATTCTGTAATACTCTGATTGCAGCCGGATACGCATGCGGAATCTACACAAGTGAGAGTCAGTTCAATAGCCGTTTCAACGACGCTGCCGTAGCAATATTCCCTCACTGGGTCGCTAGATATTCTAGCAAGCCTCCCACGATCAAGAGTGGTGCACCCATTGAGATTTGGCAATACGGCGGCTCAACAAACTATCTGAGAAGTGCTAAGATCGCCGGGACTACGGTTGACCAGAACATTATTTATATTAATTGGGTTGATCCGGATTCACAGCCGATTTGTGCTACTAGATATGTTAAGACAGTTAATAAGACAATCGATGAGCTTGCCCAGGAGGTTCTGGCTAATGTCTGGGGTACCGGTTCAGCGAGAAAGAAGAATCTCACAGCAGCTGGCTACGATTATGAGGCTGTCCAGAAGAAAGTTAATGAAGTCGTTGGAATGCGTAAAGTATCCGGTAAGACATATATTGCTCAGGACAACTCTATTAAGATTCTCGGTAAGACGATTGTTAAGCGAGGCGAGTCACTTTCAATCATCGCTAAGCGTTACAATACCACTGTTGAGAAACTTATGAAGGCTAACCCTCAGATCAAGAACAAGAACTTGATTTACGTAGGCCAGGAGATTACAATAGCATAATTTCCGTGATATTTGCTGTGTAATGCAGTAAATACCATGGAATGTCCATTTTCTGTACCTTCCTAAGACTTGGTTAAGAGTAGTTGGGAACGTTAAAACCTCCTTCGTTCCCATACTACTCCTATACCAGGTTGACATTTTTCCTTATTTATCAGACCCTTTTCTTTTTTATTTCGCAATTATATTTTACCCTACTATGGAAAAGGGCAACTAAATGTAGAGAGCAGCGCTTGAAAGGAGGGGAGCGCTTAATGAAAGATGGAGGCCTAATGAAGAACTTCGGTTCGGATTTAGGAAAAACGTCCAACTCCCTCCCGGTAGAAAGATTCCGGGCCTTTTCTTTTTTCAATTCGCAAAAAAGTATTGTCCTATTATGAAGGGATAAATCGACCAAAGATTTTCACAAAAAGGAGGAAAAAATATGAAGACATTTGGAACGATTGTAGGGACTTTTATAGTAACAATACTTGCAGTAGCAATAATTATTATTGTTAAGTTCGGATTTATCAATGTGGATAGCCACACTGATGAGTACCTTACTTACAAGAATGGAGAGTTATGTAGTATTACACACGATGTAGAAGTAGACAAAGTTAGTTTAGGTATTAATATGAACAACAACTTTACAGTCTTTGATCGATAAATCCCGAGGACAAGAGAGTTGATATTTGACTCTCTTATCCTTTTCTTTTTGCAAAAAAGTATTGTCCTATTATGAGGAGAAATCCTAACAATAATTTTAATGGAGGATGATAATATGTTTAGAGAAATTAGAGTTAAGGAAATCAGAAACGAAAAGAAAGAGGAAGGATTCAGAAAAATTAAGCCTGAAACCGACATGACTGTCAAAGAAGCAACGGCAGCAGTTAATGCTATTTGGATGGAAATGATCAGAGAGGCACAAGAGGGATGATGTTCTTCCCTCTTCTTTTCGCATTTTTTTATCACCCTATTATGACAGAGGAGACAGAAAGGATATAATTATGAATGAAACTTTAATTATGGAAGTAAGTAACTTTGAAGCACAAGCTATAGAATGGATTATAGAAGATTTAGAGCAAATGGGATTCAAATGGACTTGGACTAAAGATCATAATATTCAATACTGGAGATAAATAGAAATTTCATTGTCTCCTCTTAAAATTTTCATTTCCTATTATGTAGAGGAGAGCAGATTGGAGGCAATATGGACAGAAGATTAACTGAAGCTGAAAAGAACAAGATCAGATATGAGTATATGCACGGAACGCCTGTATGGCGTTTAGCACAGATGTACAATGTATCAGAGTGTAAGATAGTTAAAGTAATCGGTAAATATTAATTTATATTTCATGCTCTCCTCAATTTTTACATGCTATATTATGGCAACTTTGGTTGTTATTCAATAATTTTATATTTTAAAGGAGGCATGTAATTATGAACAAAGAGCAGAAGAATTTAAGAGAAATGATGCACGAGTTGAATTCAGAAACTGAAAGGCTAATGATTAAAGGTATCGCAGCAACTGGTGGAGTTATGGACATGTTCAAAGATATGCCCGATGAAGGGGCTATATGGTTGAAGGATGTCATAAACTTAACCAGAGACTTCGAGACTTTTATGGAAAAGGCCGCAGAGGTTGAAGACGACAACAATAAGATGATCAGAGAACTTAAAGACGAACTTGAAGAAGTAAAGAAGCATGAAGTCTATATCGAAAAGATGTTAGAGGAATTTATTGAAGATTCAAAGAAAAAAGCCAAGAAGGAAACTAAGACAGAGTGAGTTTTCGAGGGGTCGGAATTTTATATTTCGGCCTCTCATTTTTTTCGTCGTCCATTATGGAGGCACAGAAGGAGAGGTGAATATATGTGGGCAGCCATAGCACAGATGGCCGGCGTAATACTATTATTTATCGGTTTATATACAATACCGATATTTCCATTAGTATTAGGAGCCGGTTTTCTAATATGGTGTTTTAAACACTAAACCAAACACGAAGTGTCAATTAGCGGGGGCTTGATATTTATCAGGTCCTCGCAATTTTTACATGTTCTATGGTGGAGAAGATGTGTAGTGTGACTACCGCGCCATTAGGCGTGAAGGTTCGTAACCTTACACTTCTCTTTTTATTTTTAAAAAAGGAGGCAATATGGAAGGATTGTACAGAGAAAAGAACGGGCAGTTAAGTTTCTTACCTGTTCCAGAAGAAAGGGCTAAGTATACGTATCATGGCCCTGTATTTGTTTTCGGCAAGGTTATAGCGCACGTAAAGCTTGCCACGTGGGCTAATTCACCAGCAAAGGCATATTGTAATATGACATTTCAAGCAAAAAAGGAACTTGGTTATCAGCCACATACCAAGTTAACTTTATCCAAAAATTTAATGAAAAAGGAGGAAACAAAATATGGCAAGAGTGTTTAAAGTAATAGGATTCGCATTTGTGGTGGCAACCGCGTATAAGCTTGGTAAAATAGCAGGAACTGTTGAAACGGTAAATGCTATGAGCGATTCTAATGATATTCTGACTATCAGGGTTGATAAGTCCGGAATAAACATTGAGACAGGAGTTAACGATGGAACAAGTAATACACAGATGTAAGAAGTGCGGAATAGATCTATTCGAGCAGCTTCCGAATTCTAAAAAGATATTTAGATCATTTGCCACAAAAGTTCGTGATGGACACGAGGAATATTTATGTATTAATTGCTATAAGGAAGGAGTAGAAAATGGTGTTAAACAAACAGGAAGTAATGAAAATGAGGAATGACGGAAAAACTTATTACGAGATTTCTATGGCGTTAACAAACAATGATCCGAAACTTGCTGAAAAAGTTATGTGTATGGACGGTGGAGTTATTGATATTTGCGAGGATTCCGGTGAAGGTTATGATGAACATGGCGTCCAGAATCTGGCTATAAGCGTAATAAAGAGCGCGGTTGACGAGTATGGTCGTCTATATACTCAGATAATGGACAAATCCAAACCGTCTATTGAATGGCAAAGAGCTTGCGAATTAGCTAGCAAAGCTCATGCTAACGAGGAAGTGAAACTAGCTAAAAAATATGATGAGATGGTAATGTGGTATGAAATAAATTCTTATCTTGAAATTATGGAAAAATGGTTCTTTAACGATAAGATCGATTACTGGCTTGGTTTATTCGATAATGATATTTCAAAGGAGGTAATCGTTCCATCAATAAAGGACGACGCAAGAAAAGGTCGATGGGTTAAAACTGACATGCTGGAATTCGACACATTCGAAGAAGCCAATCAATACAGAAATAAATACCAGTATCTTAGAAATAACTTTATCGTTAAGAAGCATAAAAAGAGATCGGGAGATAAGCGTGAGTATTATAAAATCGAAAGGAGCGAAAAATTATGATAGCGGCTTATATTTTAATAGGAATGGTAGTAGGTATGATCTTTACCTATATTGTTTTGCAGTTTTGTAACGATGGGTCCCTCGTTATTGATATTTCAGATCCGGAAGAGCCTAATGCAGTTAAGTTCGAAGGAATCGATCTTGACGAGTTGGTCGATAGTCGTCGTAAAAAATTTATTCTAAAAATTGTAAGGATTAAACAATAGGGGAGATAGCAAAAAATACGTCGACTATTATGGAACTTATTAACTTGAGTTGCGAAAGGAGGCTAAAATGGCGCAACTGGATGATGTACTGGAAAAGAAGATTCAGGAACTTGACGAGATGTCAGTCCGTGATGAATCATTCAAAGATGCAGCGAGGGCTGTATCTGATCTGGCAGAGACCAATGCTAAGGTCGAGAGTTACAAATCTGAAAAGAAGAGTAATTTTTGGAAAATAGCGTTAGGGATTCTCGGATTAGTTACACCATTTGCTGTATCAGCAATGGATCATCGTGCTTATGACAGAGAACTCGACAAGGTCTTGGAGTACGAGAAGACCGGAGGAATAATGTCATCAGGAAGCCGTTCAGTATTAAGCGGACTGAAATTCAAGAAATAATTCCGGGCAAGAGGTTTGATATTTTATCAGCCTCTTGCATTTTTGTCACCTCCTATTATGCAGAAAGGAGGCTATTATGATTTTATTAATATTGATGCTTATTTTAGCAATATTAATAGCGGCATTTATCGTAGGATTAATTACAGGAGGACTATATTTAATCATAAGATTTGTTATGCCGACTATACTAATCTTAATTATGGTATTAATAATAATTAAGATCATAAAAGCGTTGTTTTAACAAAAGGAGGGCTTGATATTTATCAGGCTCTCTAATTTTTTGAAAGGGGACAAAATGAACTTTAAACAAATAGCACCAGTTTTACTAACAGTTGTTAGCGTGGCGACATCAGTGGCTGCTGTAATAATGGCAGTTCATGAAACACCTAATGCCATCAAAATTCTTGACGATCATAGACTTGAGGTGGATTATACCGGAGAAAGCGATCTTGTATGGCATGAAAAACTTCTGGACTACGGCAAAGGATATTGGAAGACCGGACTCCTTCTTGGAGCATCCGTTGCAACAAGCATTACTTCTTGCTGTATGAGCCATCGTAACTATAAAGCTCTTGCTGCATCTGCGGCAGCACTTTCAGCTGCTTATACAAAGCATAAAGATAAAGTAAGAGAGTTCGTCGGTGAAGAGAAAGCTAAGTTAATAAATAAGCAGGTTAGCGAAGATCTCAAAAGCGATGAATTTAGCGAAAAGAAGTTCTGGTTCCAGGAACCTGTATCCGGTGAATTCTTCCAGTCAACGCTGAAGGATGTGTATGAAGCAGAATACGAAGCAAATAAACGTATAGCTCTTGAAGGCTTTGTAAGCATTGGCGAGATATTTCCTATAAAGAATTCACCAAAGACTGCAAGTAATTGGATTTGGACGCAGGACGATTTATGCGAAGCTTATGGATATCCTTGGATCGACTTTATTCATGAGAGGGTTAATTCCGGATCAGAAGATGGAGCTTTGGACTTTAATTTCAATGAAGGTCGTGAAACCTATGTTATCCGATATGGTATTTGGCCGATGCCTTTAGGACAAGCCAAAAAATTGTATGGCGTAGATTTCACATGATATTTGCAAAAAGTACGTACTCCATTATGAGAAAGGAGGACTCACTATGAAGAAACTTAAGATAGCAGGTGCTGTACTATCTATCCTATTTGGTATATTCGGGGTGGTAGACGGAGCAACTACGATCAAGGAACAGTGCAAAAAAGAAAACGAAGAATCCTAAAGAGCTAAGAGGGCTTGATATTTATCAGGTCCTCTAATTCTTTGGAAAGGAGAGAAATGAATTTCGGTAGTATGATGAAAACAGCAAAGATATTTGTCATTGATCATAGTCCACAGATACTTACAGCAATTGGTACTGTTGGCCTGATAACGGCAGGTATTGTAGCTGTAAACGAAACCCCCAAAGCCATGGATATTCTCGAGAAACATCTCGAAAGAAAAGAAGAGACCGAGGATTTACATGAGTTAAGCAAAAAAGAGAAGTTCGAAGATTGCTGGAAAATCTATCTTCCATCTGTATTAATGGCTGGAGCTTCAGTTGCGTGCATTATATTTGCTCAGCGCATAAGTAGTAGTCGTGCGGCTGCTTTAGCCACAGCATATAAGATGTCTGAAGAGGCTCTTATGAGGCTCGAAGATTCAACAAGGGATGAACTTGGACAAAAGAAGCTGGAAAAGATTCAGGATAAAGCTGAAATAGCCGAAATGCAGTCAAAGTCGGTAAATGATATTTGTGTAACTGGTAATGGAGACGATCTGTTTTATGAATGTTATTCTGCTACATTCTTTCGTAGTAGCGTGAACTTCATAGATAAGGCTCTCAATCATTATATGAAGGATATTCTTGATGATGATTATCAGGACATAAATGAATGGCTTGCTAGACTTGGCTTGCCGATTATGGACGACGATATAGGATCTCAGCTTGGAATCAATTCATCAATGATTCGGTCAGAAGGACTGAATACAGACATAACTTATGGACCTGGACCTAATAATGAACCGTGTGGATATTTGAAGTTATCTATTAAACCAGTTCCTAATTATTGGAACCCGCATGGATGACGTCGCAATTTTTACATAGTTCTTTATGGGGAGCAATCCCTAGGCAACTTATAAATTATTTTGAAGGAGGTTTATATTATGGCAGACAACAAAGAAAAGAAGGATGCAATTAAGACACCACAGGGTAATGAACTGAAGGCGGTTGAGAAGAAGAATTTCATTCAGAAGACCGGTGATAAGATCAGTGAGTTTGCAGACAAGCACCAGAAGGGTATTAAGTGGGCTAAGAGAGGTATTCTCGCAGCCACTGGAGTACTCCTTTTTGGAGCAGGCTGCAAGGTCGGTGGAAGAAATCACGGTACCGATGAGAATGATGATGCAGCAACAGCCGACGAGATCATCGATGTGTTTACCGCACCCGACGAAACAACAACGGAGGCAGATAATAATTAACTATTAACCTAATTTATAAGTGCCTCCAAAGAAAGCGAGAGCTTGTGATATTTCACAGGCTCTTTGCTTTTTAATTTTTTAGAAAGGAAAAAGTAAATGGAAAGTTTACCTAATAATTCAGGAAAAGACGTAGTCAAAGTTCCTGAGCATAGAGTAGAAAAAGTAGTAAAAGGCGAAGTAAAACGCAGGCAAACATTCGGAAAGATGATCCGCGATAGTTTTGTTCCTGCAGATGTCGAAAACGCCGGATCGTATATTTTAAGTGATATGATCGTGCCTGGCATAAGAGATGGTGTATTCGATATACTCAGAGGAATCCTCGATTATTGGTCTGGTGGTGTTGGTGGACCAAGGAGACATCCTGGAAGTCGAATCGCTCAGAAGTATGACTATAACAACAGGTATAATTCACGTGCAAGAATAAATGCCGGAGGTCCTCCTGAAAGTTCACAATCAGTATCAAGATTCTCTTATGATGATATTGTTGTTCCATCTCTTCAGGAAGCAGAAGAAGTAATAGCTTCTATGAAAGATATTATAAGAATGTATCAGGTAGTAAGAGTAGCTGATTTGTTTGACCTTGTCGGAGTGACCGGATCTTACACAGATAACAATTTCGGTTGGGTTAATCTTGACCGGGCATCTTATCAGAGAGTTTCTGGTGGATGGTTATTGATATTCCCTAAGGCAATGCCTATAGAAGATTGAAAGGAGAAAATGTAATGAACTTCAATAGTATCATTCGTGTCGCTAACAGAGTTGGTGGCACAATAAAGAAACACAGTCCTCAGATTATGATGGCTATAGGTGCTATCACCTCTGTAACTGCAGTAGTTGAGGCAGTTAAGCAGACACCTAAAGCCATGGATATTCTCGATGAGCATAAGGGCAAAGTCGAGAAATGTAAAGAAGCACTCGCCCTTAATGATGCAGATTATACCGAAGACGACTATAAGAAAGATCTGGCTGGTATTTATTTCAATACCGGAACCAAGCTCGGAAAGGCATATATTATGCCTATCGTAATGGAAACCGCTTCTCTTATTTGTTTCTTCAGCGCTCACAGAATTATGTGTGTACGCAATAAGCAGCTTGCAACAACTCTTGCTGCAGCAACCGAGGCATATAACAGTTACCGTAACAGAATGATTGAAGCACTCGGTGAAGAAAAAGAAGAGCAGATTCGTCTCGGGCTGGAAAAGGAAAAGAGACAGATCGAGGTAACCGATGAGAATGGAAAAGTTAAGAAGGTCAATAAAGAAATAAATGTGTTCGATGAAGAGATCGGTGTTCTTCTTCCTTGGCAGTTCTTGTGGTGCGAAGATGACATAAATTATGATCAGTCTGAGGAACTCAATGACTTCACAATAAGCTGCGTTGCGTCGACTTTCACCAATATGATATTTGGTAAGAACCGTAGAGTAGATGAGATGCCGGCAGTAAGAATTGTATCCAAGTTCATTGGCGAAAAGAAAGCTAATAAACTCAGATCATTCCTTTACAATGGATATACTCAGGCAAACCTTGACCAGCAGGTTATTATCGATTCACAGCTTGTTGAGGTCAGATACAGAGATGAGGATGGAAACGTTCGTTATAAGAATGGTAGAATCCTTACACTTAATGGAGATGGAGACTGGAAATGAAGAATGCATTGATATTTATAGCAGGGGCTGCAGTTGGGGCTGTGGCCTCTTATCTTATTACTAAAGAAAAACTGAATAAGGATCACGAGACCGAGATTATGGATATTCGTGAGATGTACGACGAGCGTGTTGAGAAGATTCAGCACGCATCTGATGCAATAAAGACTCTTCATGAGAAGAAGGCCGAAATCATGCACGAGCTGGAAGAGAAGGCTAAGGAGAATGGAGAGCTCCATGAGAATTATGATACCGAGCAGGTAGACTATACTTCGTTCAGTGCAAAGAAAAATGTAACAAAGAAGGAAGATCTCAATCCGATAAGGGTTATCACTGAACAGGAAGCAGAGAAATTCTCTAAAGAATATGAGCTTATCGGTCTTAGCCTTTATGACGATGATGTGCTTATCGATGATGAGTCTGAGAATATTATTGAAGACTACGAACCTTGGGTAGGGGTAAAAAGTCTTTCGGCACTACGTACAAACGGTGATGAAAGCATTTATATTCTTAACGAGGAACGTGAGGCTATCTATGACATCACTGTTGTTGATGAAAGGTTCGGTGATGTAGATGAGCTTGTCACGATCGAATAATAGATATCTCAGAACCATAGTCGGATTAGTTTACGACAACAGATGCGGAGTCGAATATGGTAAGTTAATGGACTATTTATATTCTCGAGAGTTCTATTGGTCCGAGTACATTCCTATGGATCGAAATAGGGCACTTGATGGAATAATGCTTAGAGAAAAGTATGGATATTTGGGAGATATAGACGCAGAACCTTGTTCTGTTCTTGAAATGATCATAGCATTAGCCGTTAGAATAGAAAATCAGTTCATGACGAATTATGAAGACGGAGATCGAACTTCAACATGGTTTTGGATAATGCTTACTAACTTGGGTCTTAATCATATGGATGATGAACACTTTGATATTTCAGAAGTTGAATATATCATCGATAGACTACTTGATAGGATGTATGGTCCAAATGGTGAAGGAGGTCTGTTTGTTGTAAACAATCCGAGACAAGACATGAGAGATGTCGAAATATGGTATCAGGCGAATTGGTATTTGTCTGAACAAGATGGATATTTATAAACGGAGGATAAATTAATGCTTGACTTTTTGATGGTCTCAATGCGTTCAAGTAAGCGTGGGACAGTCGAGATATACCCGAAGTTTATAGTCACAGGTGCCTCGAAGGACTTAATGATTCGAGGTGGAGATTTTTATGCTATTTGGAATGATCAAACAGGATTATGGTCTACGGACGAGACAATTGCTATTAAATTGATTGATGCAGAGCTCGATAAGTATGCAAAGGAACACTCCGAAGAGTTTCACGGAGATAATGTTAAAATTATGCATATGTGGGATTCAGACACAGGAAGCATTGATCGCTGGCATAAGTATTGTCAAAAGCAGATGCGAGATTGCTATCACGTGCTTGACGACAAAATTATATTTTCTAACGCGGTCACGAAACGCTCGGACTACGCCAGCAAAAAGCTTCCATATGCTCTAGAAGAGTGCAACATCGATCATTATAAGCATTTGTCAACCACTTTATATTCTGAGGAAGAGCTTCATAAACTCGAATGGGCTATTGGTGCTATCATAACCGGTGACGCAAGAAAGATACAGAAATTTGAGGTTCTGTATGGTGCAGCCGGAACTGGTAAAGGTACTATGCTGGATATTATAGCTAAGCTGTTCGAAGGTTACTATTGTACTTTCGAAGCAAAGGCATTAGGTTCAGCCAACGCGTCATTTGCACTTGAACCATTCAAGCATAATCCTCTTGTTGCCATTCAGTTTGATGGTGACTTAAGTAAGATTGAGGATAACACAAGAATTAACTCATTAGTTTCACACGAGGAGATGATTGTAAATGAGAAGTTCAAATCAGCGTATACAAGTAGATTTAAGTGCTTCATGTTCATGGGCACAAATAAGCCTGTAAAGATCACCGATGCTAAGTCAGGTCTAATTAGACGTCTAATCGATGTCAGTCCCTCTGGTAAAAAGATTCCTATCAGAGAGTATAAGAAAGACATCGATGGTGTTAATTTCGAACTTGGAGGAATCGCATATCACTGTCGTGAAGTATATTTGGAAGATCCAGATTACTACGAGAGTTATATTCCAGTAAACATGCTTGGCGAATCTAATGACTTTTACAACTTCATAGAAGATAGTTATGAGATATTTAAGTCGCAAGAAATGGTGACTCTTAAACAAGCATGGAGTATGTATCAGGAATATTGTGATGATGCTAAAGTTCCTTATCCAATGTCAAAGCGAGTATTCAAAAACGAACTTAAGAACTATTTCAAGACATTCGAAGAAAGGTCTTATCTCGAAGATGGTACTCGTGCATACAACTGCTATCTCGGATTTAAACTCCAAATGGAGAAACCACAAGTAAAAACAAAAAACACAGAAACTCCTTGGCTGGAATTTGGCGAGAACGAATCTGTGTTTGATATTTTTGCTAAGGACTATCCTGCACAGTATGCAACAAACGAAGGATTACCAAGTAAGAAATGGACCAATGTCACAACGACGTTATCAGATCTTAAGACAAGCAAATTACATTATGTAAAGATTCCGACAGAACACATAGTAATAGACTTTGATATTCCAGACGAATCAGGTAACAAATCTTTTGAGAAGAATTTGGAAGCTGCTTTAAAATGGCCTCCTACTTATGCAGAACTTTCAAAATCCGGAGCTGGTATACATTTGCATTATATTTATACTGGCGATGCTACAAAGTTAAGTAATTTATTCGATGATCATATTGAGATAAAAGTATTTAACGGAAATAGTTCTCTTAGACGAAAACTTACATTATGTAATGCACTGCCTATAGCTAAGATATCTTCGGGTTTACCATTGAAAGGAGACAAAGATGTGACGGATTTCAACGGGGTAACAAACGAAAAAGGTATTCGTACACTTATTAAGCAAAACCTTGTAAAGAAGTACCACAGTGGGACCAAACCCTCTATTGACTTCATTGCAAAGATTTTGGACGACGCTTATGAATCAGGTGTGAAGTATGATGTGTCTGATATGCGTACAGCAGTTCTTGGATTTGCTGCTGGAAGCACTCATCATGCAGCAGATTGTATTAAGCTGGTCAACAAGATGAAGTTTAAGTCATCAGAAATTTTGGATGACGATGTATTAGAGGAATCAGTTCCAGAACCTAAAGACCCATCATTGATATTTTATGATGTCGAGGTTTTTCCTAATCTCTTCTTAATTAATTGGTTCAAGTTGACTCAGGATGAATACGATAAGGTTATGAATGATATTCATGAAAACCCTAAAGATTCGTATAAAATCATCCGGGCATTTGTCGACAAGATCCAGAATGAAGAGAGAGTAATACGCATGATCAATCCTAAACCTGTAGAGGTAGAGGAACTCATGCATTATAACCTTATAGGTTTCAACTGTAGACGCTACGATAACCATACTTTATGGGGAAGGATGATGGGATATTCTAACGAGCAATTATTCAGATTATCCCAGAAGATTATCAGTGGAGATAAGGATGCATTCTTTAGCGATGCATACAATGTCAGCTACACTGATATTTATGATTACTCATCTAAAAAGCAATCCCTCAAGAAATGGGAGATAGAACTCGGCATTCATCATGTTGAACTTGGTCTTCCCTGGGATCAGCCGGTACCAGAAGAGTTATGGGAAAAAGTAGCAGAGTATTGCGATAACGATGTTATTAGTACAGTTGCCACATGGTTCGCTACACAGGCAGACTTCTTAGCTCGTGAAATATTAGCGGATCTTGCGGGCGGCACGGTTAACGACACCACAAATACACTCACAACGAAGTTGATATTTGGAAATAACCGAAACCCTCAATCTGAGTTCAACTACAGATTTATGGGCGAAAAACCTGAAGGTAAGTCATTTACTTATGAAGATGCTATAAAGTACGCATCTGGTAAGACGACTAAAAAGCCCGAAGGGACTGCGTGGTTTCCTGGATATTCTTATGTTGATGGTGTGAGTTCATATCGTGATGTACCGGAAATAGGTGAAGGTGGACGCGTATATGCTAAGCCTGGATCTTATGGATATTCTAAAACATTCGATGTCGCATCGATGCATCCACATTCTGTAATAGCTGAACGATTGTTTGGTGATTACACTGATATTTTCGAAGATCTGGTAAACGTGCGAGTATATATCAAGCACAAAGATTTCGATAAAGCTTCTAAATTGTTCGGTGGTAAGTTGGCTAAGTATCTTACTAATCCGGATGAAGCAAAGAAATTGGCACAGGCTTTGAAGATAGCAATCAATTCAGTATACGGCTTAACTGCTGCGAAATTCCTGAATCCTTTCAGAGATGTACGCAATGCAGATAACATAGTCGCTAAACGTGGCGCTTTATTCATGATCGATTTACAGCACGCGGTAGAAGATCTTGGATATAAAGTAATCCACATAAAGACCGACTCTATTAAGATTGATCATCCTGATGAATTTATCGAAGACTTCGTAATGAAGTTCGGTGAATGCTATGGATATTCTTTCGAAGTTGAGGACGTCTGGGATCGTATATGTCTCGTAAATGATGCTGTTTACATTGGCTATACGAAAGACGGTGAATGGAAAGCAACCGGAGCAGAGTTCCAGCAGCCATATGTCTATAAGACTCTATTCACACATGAAGACATTACTTTCGATGATCTGTGTGAAACTAAGGCTGTATCAAAAGGAGCTTTATATTTGGACTATGAGGATGGCACAGACCTTAAGTTTGTAGGTCGAGTTGGCAGATTCTGTCCTATGATTCACGGAGCAACTCTATACCGCGTGGACAACGATAAGCTATATGCAGCAGCCGGAACCAAAGGCTACCACTGGTTGGAAGCAGAAGTAGTTAAGCAACTTGGTAAGGAAGATGACATTGATATTTCTTACTACGAGAAGATGGCTCACGATGCTATGGGTGATCTCATTGTATATGGTGATTACCAGGCATTCGTGGATACCAGTAAACCTTATGAATGGACTCCTGAAACAGATGAGCCCATCGAATTACCATTCAAATAAAAAGGAGAAAAAAAATGGCTAGAAACATGTTAGAGATCGAGAACGCAATAATTATTTTCAAGAATTTCTCAGGAAGAGAGAAGACTATCATCAAAGGCGGCAGACAGGTTATTGTCAATGAGGCCGGAAAGATGAACTTTAATGTGGTCCTCGATCCTACGAAGAGTAACATCTACTGGAATGGTGATGTTGTAACTAATCCTGATTTCGGACAGGAGCTTGCTGAGCTTGGATTTAACATCATAATCAAAGCGCCTAGAAACGAAGAAGATACCACCGAGTATAGACTTCCTGTATCTCTTGGGTATAATGGCGGAATATCTCCGGAATTATATTTGGTAACTGATCATAAGAAGGTCCTTATGGATGCTGACTCAGTTGCTTGCCTCGATAATGCCGATATTATCAAGGCTGATCTCGTAATTAATAACGGAAGGCCTTACGAAGCTAAGGACGGAAAAATGATGGTTAAAGCATGGTGCAATAAGGGATATTTCACTATCGCTCAGGACCGCTTTTCCGCTAATTACGACTTCGAGTAATTAAGTCCTCTTAATAAACTTACAAACATTGAGGGTCTTGGATATTTTGCCCAGGGCCCTCACTTTTTAGAAAAGGAGATTAGTTATGTACATAGCAGCACCCGAATACATTTGGACAATCGTAGCAGCAATCCTTGTAGCTATATTTATGCTTCTCGTTCAGAAGTGGTTCTATAATGGTAAGTTCTACCGCACAAAGGAAGCAGACAGACAGGCTATCCTTAAATGCCTTATCACAACTATAAAAAGTCTAAATGATATTCTCGGCAACAAAAACACCACAAATAAAGAGGAGGACTCTGATGAAGAGGACGACGATTCTGATATTGACGATATTGTTGATGATTTCTTCAAGTAATGTCTTATGCGGATTTACTTGGGCTGATTTACCTATTATATTTACCGAATGCGGAGTAATTATTCGTGACGGTAATATAGATAAGGTCTGGAACCTTTCGGACAATGATATGGATATTCTCATGCGCACGGCCTACGCTGAAGCCAGAGGTGAAGGTATCAAGGGCAAAGCATTAGTCATGATGGTAGTCCTAAACAGATGGAAATCCGGACATTACGGTGAAACCATATCTGCTGTGGTTAAACCCGGACAGTTTGTAACTGCTAAAACTTATGATGAAGAATGCCGAATTGCTCTTACTTGGATTCTCTATGGATGGGATGAAAGTGAGGGCGCTTTATATTTTAGTTCGGAAGGTTACAATGGCCCAATTCACCTATTTAAATATGGTGGTCATTTCTTTAGCAAAAGAGAATTTAAGGAGAAATACTATGGGTGAAAGAAAAGATATTAACGAGGTGCTTAAGACATATCTCGATACATGTATGACTGCTATCGAGAATAATGATAAGCACCTTAAATCGAATCCTAAAATGCGTCAATGGTTCGAAGTTGGATTCAAGTGTGGAGCAAAAACTCATGCTGAATTCATATCGATGCTGTTTTCAAAGAAAGGAGAAGATAAAAGTGGGGATATTCAATCTGAAGAAAGCGAAAGCGGAAAAGATTCTGAGTAAGACTCGTTATTGCTATGTATGCCATCGTAAGCTCGGTAAGTATATCGAAACTAAAGAAATTCAAGATGGTACAGATGACATTTATGATATTTGTCCCGACTGTTACCCGAAGATGGCAGTTGAGTTGATCGCAAAGGAGGCTAAGAGATGATGGAATTACACGAGGTCCATTCTGGAGTACGTATGTGGGTACATCCTAAGAGGATCGTTGCTGTTATTGAGAACACTTTTAAGGTAGCGAAAGGCGCTGATGATAAAATAAATAAGACCGGAACAATTATATTTGTAGACGGTCTTCCCGAAGACAAGCCTATGGTTGTATCAGAGGCTTATGATAAAGTTCTTGAAATGATGAAGATTGAATTAAAGGGGGTAAAATAAAATGGCAAAAGGTTACATATTTGATCCGGATTATGAAGGAAGAGTAAAACACATTCAGGAAGACGAGTTAGTTAAAATTCGCACTGATGAGATGAGATCAATTCGTCATGGTTTCTATACAAAGGTTGGCGAAAAGAAGATCTATAGCAAGAATTATGAGTTCGGCACTTTCAAGTCCGAAGCTCCTAAGAAGCCTAAGAAGAAACTTATGGATATTATTAAGGGGAAGAAGTCGTAAAAAATACATTTCCTATGATGGAGGTTGAGGCTGAATAAGCCTCTTCCTCTTTATATTTTTGAAAGGGGTATGAAATGAATAAGTTTAGAGAAGAAGAAATATTAAAGATCAAAAGATATATTCACGGAGAAATACAGAAA